AACGCACCAGCTCCTTGTTGCAATGTACCAAAGCCTTGTTGTGCCATGCCTGCACCTTGTTGTAGGTACGGTGTAAAGCCACCAAGACCGCCAGCTAATGTTCGTGCTTGCATTTGGTAAGGATCAAGCCCAGCAATTTGTTGTACAGGAATCGGTATAGGCTGTTTTGCTAAAGCTGCTGCGGATTCTAAAAACCCACGACGCATTGCCCCAGCATAAGGCTCGTCATAATAAGCTGTAGTTTCTGGATCTGCGTAACTAGCCATAATAAGGTCTCCCGTCTCCCATGCTGTTAATTTTTCTCAATGTTTCAATACCAATGGCGTCTACAGCGGGCTTTTGAATAACAAACTCACCCGGCTCTAGTTTTGCAAAAGTGATGTCTCCCGGTCTGTTTTCTATAGAACCACCGTGCTCGTATCCCATTCTTTCAACAACTTCAGGTGCTTCTTTTGCCAATGCTGCCAAACCTTCGTTCGGATATTGTTTTGCTTCTCCACCTACCATCATCGCAGGAGCAGCCATGTTTGCATACGCAACACCCGGCATTAATGCAGGTTGTAGGTTAATGGGTCGATAATCTTCACTACTAAATGCTTGTCCTCCGTAAGCCTGTCCTCCAACAGGAACATATCCTTGTTTGTCATTTTTCATCAAGGATTTTATCATAAGATAATCAATCAAAGGACTTCCAGAACTTTTTCCACCTATCATACTACCTAAAATATTTCCAAAAACGCCTCCAATGCCTCCTTGCATAATTCCACCAAGACCTAAAGCACTTAATAAAGAAGACATAAACCCTCTGTTTCTCGGATCAGCGTCTTCAGGAAAACTTGTTGGGTCTCCTTCTGCTGGTACCGTTGGCGTGCCTCCTGTGCCAACGTTTCTTGGATCATAGCCTGATCCTTCTCCTGGCGTGTTGTCTATACCAACAAAAACATCAGGACCGAGATTAAAAAAATCATCCCTGTAATCATCTAGGTCAAAAATAGCATCTCTTACAGTAGCGTAATTGCCTGTGTCAAAACTATCAGGCGAATTATACTTTGAATCATAATACTCGGTGTACAAGCGCGTATATTCGTCTTGAGGAGTTGTTGCAGCAAGGTCTAATAGCTGGGTATGGGTCAAATCACCACCATAAATTTGACTATAAGGATTGTTAGAAACCATCAAATTTCCCTCATTAACCATGTCTTCTAAATTAGGAAATGTACCAGCACTTGAATCATCCACATTGTAACCTTGTGAAGCTAGAATTGAAGGAGCAATAAGGTTTACTATTCCGCTAGCGGCATCAGAAAATACACCACCAACAGCGTCACCAACAGCACCATAATCCGCTGCGGGCGGAGGTGTGTAAGCTGTATTAATTGAATCATCTATAATATCATCTAAAATATCAGATGAGTAATCGTAATCAAAATCGTAAGCCATTTCCTTGTTCCTGTTTTCGTTTTATTCTAGCATGTTTTTTTGTTAATGTTTATCTTCTTGAAAACCCGCCACTGCTTATTTTACGGTCTGGTTGGTAGAAATCTTTTTTAGGAGTTTTTCCTTTCGCCAACATCTTATTAAGTCTTTTTTTAAAATTAGCTGCCCTTATTCCTTGGTTCATGGACTGTGCAACACCTGGCACTAAACCATACATAAAAGCACTGGGATCACCGCCTGTTTCTGCTAACCTTTCACCAATTCCTCCACCGTACATATCTTGCTGTTTAATCATATCAGCAATTTCAGAAACTCTAGGCTCTCTAGGCTTTCTTGTTCTTTTCTGAGCAGTCACTTCTATAGGTTGTATATCTGGATACATGTCAACATCTTCGGCTTGTTTTTCTGCAAAAGATTTTATTCTTGGAAAGAAGCGACTAGCTAGGTTTCTAAGTTGTGGTCCAAGCGTCCCACCTAGAATACCTTTTTGGTTTGGATCTACTTCTTGTATTTGGTTAAGCAAATAACCAAGCCCCGCTATACCAGGAGCCATTTGAAGAAGTTTAAGTCTGTTTCCTATTTTAGCTGCTGCTCCAAAAGGATTTTTACTAAAAGTCTCTTCAAGACCTAAACCTCCAATACCAGATGTTCCAAGACCAAGAAGACCTCCTTGATTGTTAATTAAAGAAACAATTGGACCGTATTCTTGAGCTAATCTTTTAACAGCCGCTCTTTGTGCCAAAATTCTAGCGACTCCTGAAGGACCAAGAGCAGGGTCAAAAAATCCTCTAGCCAATCGCGTTTCAGGTGTAGCTCCAAAAGCCCCTCCTCCATGCCACCGACCAGTCGGTCCTGCCCCACCAAAAAGAAAAGTGTCAAGAATTGAAGGCCCAAAAGAAATAGATTCTCTCGGTCCACCGACAGTAGTTGTTGTGCCTCCAGTTGGTAACTCAAAGTTTGGTGCAAAAGGATTTTCTGATTGAGTTACTTTACCACCTGGTTGATAACCTTTGTATCCAGAGGCATACGCAGCTCTTGCTTGTTTTGCAGCTTGAGCTTTTGTTGGATAAACCTTTCCAGATTCACCCCACTTATATCCTCCTTTTACTTTTTGTATCGGCATTATAAAGAAATTGTTGTTGAGCCGTTTGTAGCGACTGTTAATGTTCCAACAGAACCCGTGGCTTCAAGTCCTACAGGTGTTCGTGTTGATAAATCTTGCCATTGACTGCCTGTGTAAACTTGTAAAACACCTTTTGATGTGTTCCATACTACATCGCCAGCAGCAAATTTATTTTGTCCTATCTGTACATCAGTATATTGCGGAGTTGCTGTAGGATCAAATTTACCTAAATTTATTTCTAAAATACGCACCATTCTGTTGTACAAAGCAACATCTACAGCGCGAGAAGCAAGAGGCAGTCTACTGTTTAAAAGTTTTGCCACTAGCGTTTACCATCTGGTCGAATGTCAAACCGAGTGCTACCAAGCCTCCAACCTACGCCTGTGTTTCCAGGCACGTTATCGTCATCAGATTCTAACCTTAAAACAGCTTGTCTTCCCCTCAAACGAGTATCTACTTTTGTTGTAGAACTTGTAACCGAAGAAGTGCTAGAAGTAGTTAAACTTTCTCCAGGATAGTTTCTGTGCTTTAAAACAAAGTTTACTGCTTGGCCTGTGCCACCGCTCCCTGTAAATTTAACGTCTGGTATTATGCTTCTAACAAAAGAAATAAATTCTCCGTCATCAATGTCAAAATCACTGGACTCTATATACACATTGTCCATAGGAGAACCGTCCGCATCGTTTCCTGTTTCATGCTCATACAAATAACCGTTTGATGTGGCTCTTGGTTTAGTGAATATTCCATCGTCTATCCAAGCTGTTCTTGATAATGCACCTATAGACCACACTTGTTCTAAGTAGTTGTACATAACATAACGGTCAATTTCTGTGCTATCCGTAGAAACATAGTACCAACCAACCTCGTTAAACTCGCGATTAGTAATTGCAAATGTTTTAAAAGCTTGCGACGCATTGTATCCGTCCAATACAAAATTTAAAACAGAACAAGGCACTCTTGAAACAGCGCCGTCGTACTTGTAAAAGCCGTCTCTTGCCATCCAATATATACCGTCTGGTGCGTTTATAGCCGCGTTTGGAGAAATCAAACCAATGTTTTCATTTATTAAATTAACACCAAAGGTAAATGGAGGGCCTACAAACTGCATAGAATACAAAGATGTGTCTGTCCAAACCAATATTTCTTGACGTGCGCGTAAGCCTCCTACAATTTGTGATCCCGAAGACAGCCGTATTGACCCAGCCGTGTTCGTGCTTAACGGTTCCCATTGAGTAGCGCTTTCTTGGTCACTAAACGCAATCAACAAAGGATCTGCTGTTCCACTTCTTGCTGAACCTTCTATTGGGTCTGCTCCTAAAACTACAATGTGTCTGTCTATGTCGCTGACTATGGTTTGCAATCCAACAGTAGGCGCTAAATTTGCTCCTGACAAAGCTGTAATGTTTACTGCTCTTGTAGAGGTTCCAGTAGATTCATCCCAATAATAGATACCTCCGCCTCTAGGATTAATTAAAAGATCTTCACCAAACGCATCATGTGACCAAAGCCTTAACTGATTTGTTCCAGAAACAGCGGTAGAGCTACCAAAACCGCTTGCGCCCCAAGTGCCAACACCCCAACCAGTAGAAGAAACATAAACATCTAGCCCAACGTTTATTTGATATGCTCCAACAACACTTGATCCACCATTTCCTGTATCACTACTATTTGCTGTAACTGTGGCATCAGAAGTATCTTTAGCTTCTATAGTGTAACTGTTTGCGTTTACAATCGTTGCTATTTGATATTCTTGATTAAGAACAGCAGCTGTTATATTGCCACCTAAAGTAGCGGCACCACTAAAAGTTACAAAATCATTTTGTACTGCGCCGTGTGCTGTATCAGCTACGGTAATAGTCGCATCACCATTAGACGCTGAAAAAGTCACATCACCAGCGGAAGTTGTTGATCGTATTGGTGTTATATCGTTGTAAGAGTTTCCATCGGACACATAATACTTCCATGTTGTGCCTAAACCTAACCATCTTGTAGATTCTAAAGAAACCCAAGCCAATAGCGCTCTGCCTGTACCTAAAAAAGTGGAAGAAATTTCTTTTACCCAACCACCTATTTTTTCTGGAAGCCCTTTACGAAAACGCACTAGGTTAGAATCAAACCACCCACCTTCATTAGAATAGTCTGTACCTTCTCTATTTATTCCCGGTCTAAAATTATATTTACTATAAGGCATATTATTTCTTAACCAAACTTCCTCCAAAGTACATTCCAATTATAGCCGATACCAAGTTTGTATCTAACTGCGTTATTACAAGTCCTTGAAACGTAATCCATTCAAAAACTTCTCGTCCTTCTCTAAAAAACATAAAGCCAGGTCGCCAGTTTGTGTACCCAACCGTTACATCAACAGCAGGATAAAATACAGCTACAAGCTTTGGCAACAAAACGATTGCAAAGATAGAAGTCAAAGCAATAATTCTTCGTGTCCAA